ACCTGTATTTGACAACACACATTGGCCAACTGCGTAGGCTGTGCCTGATCCTGATCCTACACCAGTGGCAGTAAAGATATCACCGGCTGCTGCTGTGGCTTCACCACCAATGGTAGACCATGGAGTATTACTTGGATCAACAATTTGATATGCTTGGCCTACAATAAAACTACCCGCGTTAATCTGTGAGGCCGTTGCCGCTACCAAAAATTTATGCGAACCTTTCTGACGAATGATTCTTCCAGCGCCTGATCCAGTGCTGGATCCATCGGCCAGCAGGATGTTAACCGCAGCGGCAATTTCTGGAAATGTTGCACTTGCTGTGCTAGTAGCAGGCGATCCGCCAACCACACCCAAAAAGTCAGTAGCACTTAGTGTACCAGCCGAATTGTAAACTGGATTTGTTAACGATCCAAAGTTAGGATATCCAGCATCAGTTAAAATGCTGTTGTTTGTTTTTTGTATTTTTAGAGCTCGTCCCATTTGATTTCTCCTTATAGAAGCCCGATGTGGGTTCTAGCCACTACGCGGTGGGTTTAAAGTACCGCATAAAACACCGTATTGTGTTGACAAGTATTTATAGAAATAGCAGATATACCTCAAGTTGCCATTAAATATCCCATGAACCCCAACGAACTTATTGAAACTGGAAACCAATTTAGATCTGAAAACCAACCTGAACAAGCATTAAGTTGCTATGCGCAGGCCTTTGTTCAAGATCGACACTATGCCGCTGCATTCAACAACTACGGCAATGTACTGCGAGAAGTTGGTGAACCAGAAACCGCCGTTCCGTTTTTACAACGTGCAATACAGTTGGATCCCAACAACATCACTGCCAAATTTAATCTAGCCATTGCTCACTTGCTGGCTGGGAATTACAAGCAGGGATGGCCTGCCTATGAAAATCGATGGGACTACGAGCACCTGGCAGGAACCATGCCGCCATTTACTAAACCAAGATGGCGAGGGGAAGATCTTCGAGGTAAAACTATTCTAGTAGTGGGTGAGCAAGGCCACGGGGACAACATTCAGTTTGTGAGGTTTTTATACAACCTGCATGTGATGGGTGCAGAGATTATACTGCAAGTAACTGACGGGCTGATTCCGTTATTGAAATCCAGTGCCATACTAAAACGAGTCACAGGATACGATTACAGCATTGACGATTTTGATGTTTGGACTCCTATCATGAGTATTCCCGGACTGCTAGGGGTGGACTTGTCTAACTTACCTTGTCCTGTGAACTATCTCAATGCAGATGCTGGACTACAAAAACAGTGGCTTGCTTACTTTGGTTCAAAAACAAAAATGCGAGTAGGATTCAGTTGGAGTGGTCGTCGAGACAACTGGTTGAATCGTCACAAAGGCATGCCATTTGACCAAATGATGGATTTGATCAAATCAAATCCTCAATACGAATGGATCAACTTACAGGCAGACTGTACTCCAGAAGAAGAGATACAGCTCAAACAAGCAGGCGCACATTGTTTGCCGCCTAACCCAAACATGTGGGCTGACACCGCTGCTCAGATGATGAGCATGGATGTAATTGTCAGCGTTGATACTGCTGTGGCTCATTTGGCTGCTGCGCTAGGTCGTCCTACATGGCTAATGTTGAATTGGTTTGGAGTTGATTGGCGGTGGTTAACCAAACGAGAAGATAGTCCTTGGTATTCGACTATGCGTATATTTAGACAACCTGCCATGGGAGATTGGGCAAGTGTAACCAAGAAAGTCAGCCAATATCTCTCGTGGTTCAAGGTCTAATATATTACAATAAAAGCTAATAGCAAGGTCGTTAAACTATATTATCTAACCAGCACCTCTTGGGAATTGACCCGTCCTGATGTGCTGGTTTTCTTACGACCAACAAAAAAGCACCCGAGGGTGCTTTTTTGGTGCTTTTGAAAAAGCCTTGCAGTGATTAGCTGAAAGACAAATTGCTCACGGCGATCTCGCCAACATAATCGCCAGCATTGCCGAAAGACGATGCAGTGTTTGTCAATTCGATGTAACCATAACGTGTCATGAAGCTCACGACTGGTTCGAATGTTGTTGGATCCAATACAACACCACTGCTCATCAATGGAATGTATGGGCAGTAGAATGCAGGAGCGTCAGCTTCTGAAGAACCTTTATAACCAACCAACACAGGTGTAGTGTCGCTAGCATAAGAGTCAACGAACACACGCATAGCGCCGTTCAAGGTACCAACAAACTTGGTGTTTGTAGGTGCTTCAAATGTACCTTCTGTAGTGCGAGCAAAAGCAGAAGTAGTTGCACTTTGCAACACTGTCAAGCTAGCTGGGCTAACCACAGCATAGTTACCAGCGCCACGACGTGTACGCTGAGCAATCAGGTTAGCAACACGGTTGATCAACACAGCCAAAGCAGCGTGTTCGTCACCAACGAATGTAGCAGTACCAGAAACAGTAGCTTGGTTGTATGTGAACTCAGTAGAAGCCAAGCTGCGCAGACTCAAGAGAATCTCTTGGTCAATTTCAGCTGTGATTTCTTGTGCCAAAGCTGCCATGATTTCGGCTTCAACGTCGATACCATGCATAGCTTGTGCATCTTGTGCACTTTCAAATGTCCAACGTGCTTGCAACTTGCGAGTCTTGGCTTCAACAGCCTGCTTCAGGATTTGCACGGAAATTTGCTTACCGCCGTTGCCTTCCATGGTAGCTGTGGCGCCGCCAGTGTAACTTGTAGCTGTGCTTGTGTCTTTTGGTACTGTAGAATATGCAGTAGCAATAGTGAATGGGCTCAGTGCTTCTTGTCCAGCAGTAACGCTAGTTGCAGCAGCAGAACTGTCTGTCAAGCTCTGTGCATAACGCACACGCAAAGTGTGAATCTGACCAACTGGGCCAGTCATTGGCTGAACGCCGACCAACTCGTTAGCGATAACGGTTGGCATTACACGTCGAATCACGGGAAGAATCACGCGGTTTAGTGTAGCGATGTTACCAGCACTAGTAGAACCTGCAGAAGCGTTTTCTTTGAGGTACTTGCGAGTGTTTTCGAGGATCACACCCATGGAATTGCGCTTGGTGCCATTCAGACCTTCGAGCAGAGCTTCCTTGGTCTCGCCCCAGCGACTTTCTAACAATTGTTCTGACATTTAAGTCTCCTAAAAATTAAATTACAGTCCTGCCAAACGTTTGAGGTCAATCACATTGCTGCGATCTTCTTCAGTTGTTTGCTTAGGAACAGTCTTATCACCGGTTACTGCGGAAACGCTTTCTGTGATCACGGGTTTTGCTTTCACAGAACGGTCTTCCAGCACTGCTGGTAGATACTTTTCGAATGCGTTTTTCAAACGGTTAGTTTGTACGCTTTCGAGCAAATTACGCATGACATCGGCTTTTTCCCGGTTTAAAGGGCTCAGCAATTCGCGCATTGTGTTTTCGCGCTCGTTGCTTTCACGGATCATACGCAGTTCGCGTTCTTTTGACTCAACTACGACTCTTGCCTTTTCGCTGAGTTTAATGGCTTCAGCCAATTGTTGATCTTTGTTGGTTAACAAGCTGTATAACTTGCGTACTTCGGCTTTCTCATTGAGGTGAGTAGCACCGAATTCAGCAGCATAAGCTTCAAAGATTCGACGACCAAAACTGTTCTCGCGAGCAATTTTGATATCTTCTTGCAATTGGTTAAGTTCACTCTTGAGGTGACGACTAACAGCCTGGCTCATTTTCTCTGCACTTTCTTTTACAAAACGTGTTTTGAGAGTTTCAAGTTTTTCACGAGCTTCACGAACTAGGCGGACTTTTGTTTCCACCACATCACGCTTGTCTTGTGCAAATTCTTGAATTTCACGAGCCAATGCATGCACCATGAAGTTTTCCATTTTCTGTAAACCTTCAGTATGCATCATGCGATCCTTGCGCAATTCGCCAATTTCTTCAGCTAATTTAGAAACCATGAAGCTGTTGAACTTCTGTGCTGATTCTTTCATTTTAGCTTGAAACTTGACGCGATCTTCAACTAGTTGTGCTTTTTCAGCAGTAACTGATTGAATCTCAGCAGCAAGGCCTTCTGTTACCATCTTGTCAAGAGCTTCAACCATGACTGACTTGTCGTGCTCATAGCGTTGTGCGAACTCCTCACGAAGTTCGGCACGAGCCTGCTCACGAGCTTCATTCAGCTTGTTTTCCCAAGCCTCATTGATCTCTTGACGAGTTTCCTCGGTGATCAGGTTACTATCTAGCAATGGTTTGATAGCATCTAACATGCCTGGTTCTCCTTATATTTTAAGTTCCTTGATGAGCTTGACAACCTCGCTCTTCAAGTACCTCTGCACTTTGTTGTCTTCGCCCGCTTCCCTGGCTACCTCTAACAGTCTATGGCCGTACTTCATATTCATGAGACTTTCATATATTGCTTTAGGGTATGCATTGGGTGCGCTGGGTTGGGCAACCACATCTATAGTGACAATTTCAAAGTCACTTACATGTCCTGTTCTGTCGTCAACGTTGCCGCTGCCACGACTTGAAACTCCTAATTTCACACCAGATGTCAGCAAGGTCTTGATCAACTCACCCATAGGGGTAGGCAAAATCTTGAGTTTGCCGCAGCCTGCGGTTCCATCCATCCACATTTCTTCTACACTATGGCACACGCGGTCTAAGTTGATTTTCAGATCGTCTGGATGATCCACTTCACCTAGCACCGAGTTGCCTTCAGAGATCTGTTTGTTAATCGTGCCAACCGCTTTGGTAATTTCATGTAAAGGATACACTCGCTCATTTGCGTTGCGCTTGTTGCCCTCAATGCAGATACCTTTTAAATAGAGATTCTTGCCGTGGCCATTTGGTCCAGATTCTTCTAGTACCTGTATGTTGGCCTGATTAAAGGTAAGTTGTTCTCTTAAGGTTTTCATGCTTAGTTGTGCTTGCTAGGAATTACACTCTTAGTGTTTACACCAGACGCCTGGGTTTTAACCGGGGCAGGAGCAGCACTCTTAAATGCTTTCTTGCCAGCTTCTTGTGTGGGTGTTACACCCAATTCTTTGGTTGTATTCTTGTAAGCAGCGGTATCGTGATGACCACCAAGGCTTGCACCGGTGTGTACAGGTCTCACAGTGTTACCAACTGGACCTTTGGCACCAGCATTGGCGGCTACAGTAGACTTCTTGTTAACGCCGCCTTCTTCAGAAGTCACTGGCTTTGGGGCTGCTTTAAGGTCTAGACCTTCCATCATGCCTGGTTCCATCTCTTCGGTGTCGTCCATT